TTAACTACTCGAAAGAGGTACGCAACATGAGCGATCAAATCATGGATGGTCAACAAGAAGACCAAACCCAAAACCAAGAGCCTTCAAAGGTATTCACTCAAGAGGAAGTAGACCGCATCCTCGAACAGCGTCTAGCCCGTGAGCGCAAGCGTTTTGAAAAGCAGACAGACGGCATTGACATTGACGCTGCCCGTAGAGCCTTAGAGGAAAAGCAACAAGCTGAACTCGAAGTGGCTAAACAACGTGGCGACTTTGAAAAGGTGCTTAAAACCACTGTCGAAAAGAAAGACACGCAGATTCAGTCCTTGACTGCCAAGCTGCACCAGATTCAAGTTGAGGGATCGCTGTTAAACGCAGCATCTTCACTCAATGCGGTATCGCCAGACCAAGTTTCGTCATTGCTCCGTTCCAATATTCGCCTTGGCGATGATGGAAACGTTGAGGTTGTTGATAAGACAGGTGCTGTGCGCTACAATGACAAAGGCGAGTTATTCTCAGTTAATGAGTTAATGAGCGAATTTTTAACGGCAAACCCTCACTTTGTCCGAGCCACTTCAGGTGGTTCAGGCAGCCGAGGCAGCGCTGGTGGTTCCACACAGAAACCTATGTCTGTGGCTGCGATGCTAGAGAATTGGGACAATGGCGGTAAAGAAGCCTTTGCTCAAGCTCAAAAACGCAAATAAAATCCACTTTCATTTTTTCTTTTTGGAGTATTTCAAATGGCTGCTACCACCACCTCGACCCTTGACGATCTGTTTGTAAACATCGTTGCACAAGCTCGCTACACTGCTGAAGAACAGTCTTTGTTGCGCGGTTTGGTTACCATGTACGACATTGGCAATCAAAAAGGCAACACAGTTCAAGTTCCTAAGTACCCAGCAATCAGTGCTGCTGCATTGACTGAAGGCACAGACATGAGCAGCACCGCTGTGTCTACATCTAGCGTGACCATCACCGTTGGTGAAGTTGGCGCTCAAGTTCTGTTGACAGACTTGGCTGCAAACGGCTCTGGCAACCCTGCTCAAGAATTGGGCGTTGTTTTGGGTAATGCTATCGCCACCAAGATGGACAAAGACATTATTGCCTTGTTCGATGGCCTGAGCACTTCTTTGGGTTCAACAACCACCGAGATGACTATCGCTTACTTGTTCCAAGCCGCAGCTACTTTGCGCGCTAACAAGGCAACTGGTCGTTTGGTTGGCGTGTTCCACCCATATCAAATCTATCCAGTGAAATCTGCATTGACTAACACCTTTGCAAACCCTGCTGGCGGCGACTTGCAAAACGAAGCAATGCGTACTGGCTATGTCGGCACTATCGCTGGCATCGACATTTACGAATCTGCAAACCTGACCATTGACGGTTCTGGCGATACAAAAGGCGCTGTGTTCGCACCTCAAGCATTTGCCTTGGCAATGAAAAAGGACTTCACAATCGAGCCACAACGTGACGCTTCTAACCGCGCATGGGAACTCAACGCAACTGCCACCTACGGTGTCGGCGAGTTGGATGACACATTCGGCGTGGAAATGTACTTTGACGCTGGCCTGTAATTAAAGACTAACCCTGCCTCATCCGAGGTGGGGTTTCTTTAAAAAAGGAACAATCATGGCGTTCAGTACAGATTCAGATTTAATGGAAATCATCCCTGATATTCTGGACTTTGGCATCACATCCTTCTCTGACAAACACGCCTTGGCGCAAGCCGAGATTGAGCGTGAATTACGAGCTAAGTGGTATCCAAAACTTCAGCTATCAGTTGAAATGGATTCAACACTATTGACAGCCTCGCAGTGGACTAAGGCTTCTGCCTATCTAGTCTTGTGGAAACACGCACTGCCAAAGCTGACAAACTGGGTTGATGGCGACCGATTCCAAAACATGATTACGTTCTATAAGACGCGATATGAGGAAGAATTAGCCGCTGTTATCCGTGACGGTGTTGAATACGACTTCAACAATGATGACACGGTAACTGAATCTGAAAAGGCTCCTGTTTACTTTGGGCGACTTGTGAGATGAAACTAGACATTCAAATTGATATGGCTCAGGTACAAAAAGACCTGAAAAAGACTCAACTTGAAATGAATAGGGCAATCAGCAAGTCGTTGCTTAAAACAGCGCAATACGGAACGCAGATAATTCTTGATCGAACAGCCAAAGGCGTTGGCTACGAAGGCAAGTTCAGAGCTTATTCACCCGCTTACCGCAAGGCAAAGGCTGAAGGCTGGAATAGAGCTGGAAGTGGTCGTAGGGCTTTTGGTGGTGACGCATCTGGCATCGTCAACCTAACTGTGCATGGCGAAATGCTTTCAAGCATCCAGCAACGCAGTCTAGGCTCTAACGTTGTTGAGATTTTCTTTGGCAGAGCAACAGAAGCGAAAAAAGCAGCCTTCAACAACCAGAAACGCAAGTTCTTTGGCTTTAATCAGTCAGAAGCTGGTAAGTTGAACAAGTTTTTTCTTAAGGAATTGAAATGAGCAAACGTGAATCAATCGCTGCAAGCGTGGTAACGGCTCTGGATGGCGTTTCGCAAATTCAGTTCGTGACCCGTGAGCCTTTTGACTTTACCAAGCTGTCAAACGCTCAATTCCCTGCTGTCATTGTGCAGACAGGCCAAGAATCCCGTGGAGACACAACTATTGGTGGAAGCAGCATTACCCGAGAGGGTTCTATTGACTACCAAATCATTGGTTACGTTAAAGACACGGCGATTGATACGGCTCGAAACACATTGGTCGAATACATCGAGGAAGCGTTAGACGCAGACCGCACTCGCGGCGGTTATGCGCTTGACACTCAAGTTGTATCTGTTGAAACTGACGAAGGTTCAATTTCTCCCATTGGTGGTGTCATTGTTACGGTCAGAGTTCTATATAATTTCACCCGAGGCGCTGTTTAAGGCGCTAATTCCACAAAGGAAAAATCATGGCTACTCATAAAGGCTCAGAAGGAACTGTGAAAATCGGTTCTAACGCCATCGCTGAAATCCGCACTTGGTCAATCAACCAAACTGCTGACACCATCGAAGACACAACAATGGGCGACTCTGCTCGCACTTACCAATCCTCGTTAAACACTTGGGATGGTTCAGTTGATGTGTTCTGGGATGAAACCGACACGACAGGCCAAGGCGCTTGCACAATCGGCACATCTATCACTTTGAACGTTTACCCTGAAGGCGCTACAACTGGCGACACATACTTCAGCGGAACTGCTATTGTTACTGGCATCACACGCACAGCATCTTTTGACGGAATGATTGAATCTTCACTCACCTTCAAAGGCACTGGCGCTTTGTCAATTAGCACAGCATCCTAATGAGTTTAGGTAAACGCCTAGCCGCCAAGCGGCAACAAAAGCGCAATCGCATTGAGGTTGCAGAGTGGGGTGACGATGGCGCTCCGCTTGTTTTGTTCACAAGTTTCTTGAACTGTGGCGATGTAGATCGTTTGCAGCGCAAGCATCCAAACTTTATCAACAGCCCGTCAATCGCATCAATGGTTGACTTGTTGATTATGAAAGCAGAAGATGAAAACGGCGAAAGGCTGTTTACTCTTGAAGACAAGCCATTCTTGATGCGTGAGCCTGTTTCGTTGATTAGCACTCTTGCTGGTCAAATGTTTTCAACCATTGAACAGGTTGAAGACTTGGGAAACGACTAAAAGCTGACACTATGAGGTTCAACCTCATAGCGTTGGCTGATAGACTCCACAAGACGATTGAGGAAATCGAGGAAATCTCGGTAACCGAGTTGCATGAGTGGATTGCGTTTTTCCAGTTAAAAGATAAGGAAAAATGATGGCTGCTCAAGACGTAAATATCAAGCTAAAAGCGGTAGATGACACAAAAGCCGCTTTTACCAGCGTTGACAGATCGCTTGGTGGCCTAAAGAGTGCTGTTTTCAGCGTTCAAGCAGCGATTGCTGGCGTTGTAAGTGGCGCAACAGTTGGCGTTCTCATTAGCGCAAACAAATCATTCCAAAACCTTGAAGCTAGTCTAATCACATTCACTGGTTCGACTGAAAAAGCAGCTCAAGCGTTCGAGACACTTAGCCAATTTGCAGCGACCACACCATTTGGTCTTGAAGAAGTCGTAGGCGGCTTTAACAAGTTGATTGCTCGCGGCATCGCTCCCACAATCGCACAACTCACATCATTTGGCAACATTGCTGCTGGCACAGGCAAATCACTTGACCAGTTCATTGAGGCTATTGCTGACGCTTCTGTTGGCGAGTTTGAGCGACTTAAAGAGTTTGGCATTAAGGCAAACGCTGAAGGAAACACTGTCAAGCTGACATTCGCTGGAGTTACCACCTCGATTGGTCGTGACTCGCAGTCAATGATTAACTATCTGACACAGTTGGGAGACACCAAGTTTGCTGGCGGCATGGAGCGTCAAGCAAACACCATTGGCGGCGCTTTCTCAAGCCTCGCTGACTCGATCAGCTTGTTGGCTATTGAGGTCGGTAAGTCTGGATTTAATGATTGGTTGGTCGAATCGACAAAGAATTTGACAAGTTTCATTGCTCGTATTTCTGACGCAAAGAAGGCAAGTCTTGACTTTATTCAGGGTTTAGAAGTTGCGTCAAAGGTTGCTGCGTTTGGCGAGGAAGGCGCGATCAAGGCTTATACAGAAGAACTTGATTTCCTGAAGTCAAAACTTGAAGGCGCAATCTTCACAGAAGGTCTAACAAAAGAGATCGAATCTGTGACGATGAAACTTGCTTTGCTTAAAGGCGAGTTAAAGAAAAACGCTGAATTGCCAGAGATGACAGTTACAGCGCAAAAGATTCAAGAGCAATTAAAAACTGTTGATGACTATGCAACTCGCATGAGAGCCGCTGTTGGAAATGCTATCAACGGTTCAGATGTTGCAAAAGCAGCAGAATTGGCTGAACAATTAAGAATCCTTGACCAACTTTTCTTTGAAGGCGGTCTTAGTGCTGAATACTATGATGCTGCTGTAAAAAAGTTGTTTAATTCAACAAGTACAAAAGGCGCAGACGCTACACAAGCATTGCGAGATTACGCAAGGGCTGCTCAAGATGTTGATCGTGCAATGGTTAGTATGCAACTTGGGGCTATTCGTTCCCTTGAAGACTCATTTGTTGGGTTGATTAACGGAACAATGAGCGTTCGTGATGCTTTCTCAAGTATGGCAACAAGCATCATCAATGACTTGATTCGCATCATGGTTCAGCAGCAAATCACTGGCCCAATCGCTCAAGCCTTAGGCTTTAACAATCCTTTTGTTGGCTCACAGTCAGCAGGGAATTTTGTAGGCCCAATGCCAGCGACAGGAAAGGCAATCGGCGGTTCTGTTCAAGCTGGTCAGCAATACCTTGTTGGCGAGCGTGGCCCTGAGATGTTCATCCCGAACCAATCAGGCTCAATCGTTCCAAACAGCGACATGGGCGGCAGTGGCGTGGTTGTAAATCAAACAATTAACGTCACAACAGGCGTTCAGCAGACCGTTCGTGCTGAGATAATGGGCTTAATGCCACAAATCTCAAACGCAGCTAAAGCGGCTGTCGCGGATGCTAAATTGCGTGGCGGTAACTATGGAAAGATGATGGCTTAACATGGCAATCTCATACCCTTTGGCGCTGCCAACAACCACAGGAATTGCAAAGGTTCGTATCTCTGCAAACAACGTGGTTGGCGTTTCTCAGTCGCCTTTTACTTCTAAACAACAGGTTTACAAGTTCTCTGGGCAATTCTGGGAAGCTGAAATCTCTTTGCCGCCTATGAAACGAGCCGATGCTGAGTATTGGATTTCGTTTCTGCTCAAGTTGAACGGCTCTTATGGAACATTCTTGCTTGGCGACCCTAACGGAGCGACAGCGAGAGGCGTGGCAACAGGTACTCCTTTGGTAAAAGGCGCAAGCCAAACTGGTTCTGAGTTGATTACTGACGGCTGGACACCAGACACGACAGGCATCTTGAAGGCTGGCGACTACATCCAACTTGGTTCTGGCTCGTCTGCCAAACTGCATAAAGTCTTGGATGACGTTAATTCAGACTCGTCTGGTGATGCCACTTTGACTTTGTGGCCTGACTTGCGTTCTGCTCCTTCTGATAACGCTGCGATCACTGTAAGCGGCGCTAAAGGCTTGTTCCGCTTGTCTACAAACCAGCAAGATTGGGATGTAAACGAGGCGAGCATCTACGGCATGACGTTTCCTGCAAGAGAGGCGCTGTAATGTCACGTTCACTGCCATCTGCGCTTTCCACAGAGTTAGCAGCAACGGAACTAAAGCCGTTTTACGCCATTGAGTTGCTGTTCGACTCTGGCGACTTACGCTTTTGGACAGGCTACGATGACATTGAGGCCAATGGCGAGACTTGGACAGGTTCAGGTCTAGTTATTGGGCTTTCTGGAACGAATGAGCCAGCAGACTTGTCTGCAAACGGCATAACAATCACGTTTTCTGCTCTTAATTCGTCAATCATTGCAATCATGCTTGGTGAAAACTACCGAGGTAGGTCTGCAAAGGTTTATCTTGGCGCGTTAGACTCAACAAACCAGCCTGTCTCTGATATGTATCAGGTTTTCGCTGGTCGCATGGACATAATGACCCTTCAAGAGAACGGCAACGTTGCAACCATTGCGATTAACGTTGAAAACGTCTTGATTGACTTAGATCGCCCAAGACCAATCCGTTTAACAAGTGAAGATCAGTTAAGCAGACATTCTGGTGACGAATCACTTTCTGGTGTTGCTCAGTTGCAAGACCGCCAAATCTCTTGGGGTAGATAAATGGGCTTCAGTCTAAGTTCTGTTTTTAAAGCTGCTGTCACGGCTGCTGTTGTTGCTGCTGTTGCTTATGCAATCGTGGCAACTGCTGGCGGTGCTGCTTTTGCTTGGAGTTCTGTTGGAACTGCTGCGGCAATGGCTGCTGCTGCCAGCACAGTCATGCAGCTCACGGCAAAAACGCCTGAAGCATACGATTTAAGCGCACAACTGCGTGGGCAACTTGTTTCTAGTCGAAACCCTGCCGCTGATGCCCGTGTTGTCTACGGTAAAACCCGAGTTGGTGGAACTATTGTTCACATGGAATCAACTGGTTCAAAGAACGAAACCATGTATATGGCGATGGTTCTTGCTGGACATGAAATAAACGCAATCAGCCGTGTTTATGTGAACGATGAGCCTTTTACGTTGACTTCAAGCGGTAGCATTTACACGATCTCATACAAAGACAGCACAACAGTCATAAACTTTGACTACGCGCTTGGCACTGCTACACAGCCAGCAATGGAGTTGTTCTCTGGAACCACCGCTGCTGCTTACCAATTCAAAGGTCTAGCAACGCTTGGCGCTCGTCTTGTTTTCGATCAAGACAAGTTCCCACAAGGCTTGCCAAACATCACAGCGGAAATTGAAGGCGCAAAAGTCTACGACCCTCGCACAACAACAACTGTTTATTCAAACAATGCTGCTCTTTGCATCCGAGACTATCTGACAAACACAGTTTATGGCCTTGGTGCTATCGGCGCAGAGGTGGATGACGATTCTTTTATCGCTGCCGCAGACATTTGCGATGAAGATGTTGATCTTTCTGAAGGTGGTACAGAGAAGCGTTACACGCTGAATGGAACGTTCGTAACAAGCGAAAAGCCAAAAGATGTTTTAGGAAAGATGCTTACCGCTTGCGGTGGGCAACTTAGCTATGTTGGTGGCAAATGGACTATCAAAGTCGCTGAGTACCGCACACCATCATTGACAATCACGGATGATGACTTTGCAAGCGAGATTTCGATTCAAGGTTCATTGTCACGCAGGGACTTGTTTAACGCTGTTAAAGGCACTTATTCAGAGCCAGATGCGCTTTATCAATTAAGCAGCTTCCCGCCTGTTACAAACGCAACCTACGCAGCCCAAGACAACGAAACGATCTGGAAAGATATACAGTTTCCGTTTACAACGTCTGTGGCTTCTTGCCAGCGTCTTTCAAAGATTGATCTTGAGAAGATGCGCCAGCAAATCACGGTCACTGGCACTTTTAAGCTGTCAGCCTTTGCATTGCAGACAGGCGACACTGTTTATCTTGACATTGATCGTTACGGCTGGAACAACAAGGTTTTTGAGGTTGTTGATTGGAACTTTGACTTCTCAAACTCTGATACAGGCCCAACTCCAACAGTAAGCATGACTCTGCGAGAGACTGCTTCTGCAATCTTTGATTGGAACACTGGCGATGAAACTGTTGTTGACTTTGCGCCTAACACATCACTACCTAACCCATTTGACGTTACTCCTTGTGGTATTACCGTTACTGACGTTTTGGAGATCGCTGCTGAAACGGTGATTACCAAGCTGGTCGTGACTACAACTGGTTCAACTGGATTCCAAGACAACTACGAGGTTCAAGCCAAGGTCAGCACTGCGACTGAGTGGATTAACCTTGGCAAAGCCAGCGGAAACCTGTTTGAGCTCTATAACGTTGTTGACGGCGCTGTTTACGATGTACGCGCTAGGACAATCAACACGCTTAACGTGCGCTCTGATTGGACTACTGCCGCGCATGAGGTGGTTGGTAAGACCGCGCCACCTGAAGACGTTACAGGCTTTTCAATCAACATCGTTGGCGCTCAGGCTTATCTGACTTGGAATCCTGTCGGTGACTTGGATTTGAGCCATTATCGGGTTCGCCATTCCCGTGAAACAACTGGTGCGACTTACTCAAACGCTGTTGATTTGGTCACAAAAGTGCCTCGACCTAGCGTCTTTGCGGTAGCTCCAGCGATGACGGGCACTTACTTTATCAAGGCCATTGATAAGTTGGGCAATGAATCATTGAACGTGGCTGAAGTTGTGGCTGTGATTGAGGACATTAAAGGTCTAAACGTCATTCAGACAATCACTGAATCGCCTTCATTTGCTGGAACAAAGACTGAGTGCAGCGTTAATGAGTTCGGGCATTTAATCCTAGACACCTCGATTGACTTTGATTCAGCAACAGGTGACTTTGATGACTATGTTGGCGACTTTGATGGCGGTGGCGGCACTACATCGACAGAAGGCACTTATATCTTTGGCAACTCTGTTGATCTTGGCGCTGTCTATACGTCTCGCGTGACCTCAAACATTACGGTTGGTCGTGTTGATTATGTGAATCTGTTTGATGACAAGACAGGCAACTTTGATGACCAGACAGGCTTGTTTGATGGTGACCCGAACACATACGGCGACACAAACGTTCAGTTCTACATTTCTACAACAGAAGATGACCCTGCTGGAACGCCTACATGGTCGGATTACAGGCTTTTCCATGTTGGAGACTACAAAGCTAGAGGCTTACGCTTCAAGATTGTTTTAACCTCTTTAACTGGCGAATCAAGCCCGTCTGTCTCTAATCTGTCGGTTTCGATTGATATGCCAGACCGTGTGACTTCAGGCGATGACTTGGTTTCTGGCGCTGGCGCTTATTCTGTGACGTTTAGCCCTGCTTTCAAGGAATCTCCAGCCTTGGGTATTGCTGCACAGAATTTAGTTCAAGGCGACTTCTACGAAATCACATCAAAATCAGCCACAGGCTTTACAATCACATTCAAGAATTCAGGCGGAACGGCAGTGAGCCGAACATTTGATTATGTTGCCAAAGGTTACGGCGAACTAGCCGCTTAAAGGAGTTTTAAATTGTCTCAGCATGACTTATCTATTGCCAACCAAGGTTTTCCAGCATTTCGTTCTGATTTGAACGATGCGCTGCAAGCGTTAGGCACACAAAGCAGCGGGGCAACAGCCCCATCGACCACTTTTGCAAATATGAAGTGGTACGACACGGCAAACAACATTCTGAAGATGCGTAATGAAGACAATGATGCTTGGATTTCATTGTTGACGCTTGACCAATCGACAGACGCTGTGACACAAATCGGCGCTTACGTCTTGGCTAACTTAGCTCAAATTGGCACTGCTCAGAGCTTCTCAGCAGCCCAACGAGGCACTGTTTCAGCTTTGACAGACGGCTCAACCATCACGCCTGACTTTGCTGTGGCTAACAATTACAGCCTGACGATTGGCGGCAATAGAACACTGGCTAACCCATCAAACCTGACTGCTGGTCAATCTGGCGTGATTGTTATCACTCAAGACGGCACAGGCTCACGCACTTTGGCGTATGGGAGTTACTGGAAGTTCGCAAACGGTACAGCGCCAAGCCTGACAACAACTGCATCGGCTGTTGATGTGCTGGCCTACTACGTTGAAAGTTCAAGCCGTATTACTGCACGTTTGATTGGTGACGTTAAATGAGCGTAATTAACCAAAACCTGTTACTGACACCAGAGGGCTACCAAATCAGCCGCTCTGTGCGTCTGCGCTCTAGTGCATCTGCTTATTTCAATCGGACGCCAGCAACCGCAACGAACCGCAAGACTTGGACGTACAGCGCTTGGGTTAAGCGTGGACAAGTCGGAGCGCAGCAACAGTTGCTTGGAACAAGCGGAATAGGCCTAATATACGGATACCTTCGGTTCACGGCATCGGACACGTTGGAAGTATTCGATTACAACTCATCTACTGGGTTTGTTTGGCAAGTAGCCACAACGCAAGTGTTTCGCGACCCATCCGCTTGGTATCACATCGTAGTTGACATTGATACAACACAAGCAACCGCTTCAAACCGTGTAAAAATCTTTGTAAACGGTGTGCAAGTAACGTCTCTTGCAGTAGCAAGCTACCCGTCACTAAACTTTGATACCTCGTTTAACTACAACGTGGCGCACTATATCGGGACGTACATCGTAACCAGCAGTTACTTCGACGGCTACCTAACCGAAGTAAACTTCATTGACGGTCAAGCCCTGACACCATCCAGCTTCGGTGAAACCGATGCGGTCACTGGCGTGTGGAAGCCTAAGAAGTACGCTGGCACATACGGCACAAACGGCTTCTACCTGAACTTCTCTGACAACAGCGCAGCGACAGCCGCAGCCATTGGCAAGGACAGCTCAGGCAACGGTAACAACTGGACACCAAACAACATCAGCGTGACCGCAGGTGTGACGTATGACTCCATGATTGATGTGCCTACGATGTACGCCGATGGCGGCAATGGGCGTGGCAACTACTGTGTGATGAATCCATTAGCGGCTAATCCTGCTGGTTATCTAGTTGCATCAAATGGAAATTTGACTGTTACAGAAAGCTCAGGAGCTGCCGCTTGGCATTCCCGTTGGGCAACAGTTGCTGCGCCAAGCGGGAAATGGTACGCTGAATTTTCTTGCTCATATTCTGGGACTACGTCTTTAACTTCGCAAGCCATAGTAGGTCTACATGACGCATCTTCTAGTGCAACGTATTGCGGACAAACAGCAACGTCATACGGCTATCAATCCGCCGCTTCGAAGCTGAACAACGGGGGTAGCGCGGCGTATGGCTCCACTTGGGGTAGCGGCGATTTAATTCAAGTCGCATATGACGTTGACAACGGAAAAGTATGGTTCGGAAAGAATGGCGTGTGGCAAGCGTCTGGCGACCCCGCAGCAGGAACAAACCCTGCGTATACATCCGTCCCCGCAAATTTATTTTTTGGCGCTTCAACATACTGGATTACACCTGACGGAGTAACTACTCTTAACGCCAACTTCGGTCAACGCCCCTTCGCCTACACGCCACCAACAGGCTTCAAGGCACTGAACACGCAGAACTTGCCTGATTCGACTATCAAGAAGGGTAATCAGTACTTTGATGCTACGACTTATACTGGTAACGGAAGCACTCAGAGCATTGTGAATAGTGGTGCAATGCAGCCAGATTTGGTGTGGGTTAAATCTAGAAGCAACGCTTATGGGAACTATGTAAATGATTCTGTTCGTGGAGCAAACCAATATCTAGAAACAAATGCAACAAGCGCTGAAGGTACAGCAGCAAACTCAGTCACATCGTTTAATTCAGGTGGTTTTAGTTTAGGGTCAAACCTTGTTTATAACGGCAGTGGCCTGACGTACGTAGGCTGGCAATGGAAAGAATCAGTATCCGCTGGCTTTGACATTGTGACCTATACGGGGAACGGCACAAGCCAGAACATCGCGCACTCGCTTGGAGTTGCGCCAAAAATGATAATCACAAAAAATCGCGGTGGTGTTGCTCATTGGGGTGTTTATCATGCAAGCATAGGCGCAGCAAACGCGCTGTATCTAAGCCTTACCAATGCGTCTTCTAGTACAACAAACTGGAACAATACGGCTCCAACATCATCCGTTTTTTCTGTTGGAACTGCTGGTGAAGCAAACGCATCTGGGCAGACCTACGTCGCCTACCTATTCGCTGAAGTCGCTGGCTACTCCAAGTTCGGAAGCTACACAGGCAACGGGTCTGCTGATGGGCCGTTTGTTTACTGTGGGTTTAGACCTAAATTCATTCTTACAAAATGCACCAGCGCTTTATCGGAGTGGGTGCTTACAGATACTTCTAGAGCGACATACAACGCTGCTGATACAGTCCTGTTCCCAAATAAATCTGATGCAGAAAACGTAGGCGTAGGCTATACATTTGATGTTTTATCAAACGGCTTCAAATGTCGAGGAAGCGGGAGCGCAACCAACGGAAGTGGTAGCACTTACATTTACGCAGCCTTTGCCGAAAACCCATTCAAGAACTCACTCGCACGTTAAGGACTGAAAATGTTTAAACTGAACAATACACCAATCGGCTTAGATCAGCCTTTCACAACTGAAGACGGTACTCAGTATCCTTCTAACTGGCTTCGTTTAGCTTCTCCTGAAGAACGTGCTGCCATTGGTATCACAGAAGTAGCCGATGCAGCAACATGGGATGATCGTTTTTATTGGGGCGTAAACGCTCCAAAGTTGCTTGAAGACCGCGAGGAATCAGACGAACAAGGCAATCCTTTGTTTGTTAAGGTATTAGGCGAGGTTGACGGTCAGCCAGCAATGGTTGATTCTGACAAACGCTTGGTGACTAAAGGCTTGAAATCAGTCTGGTCTGCACAGATCAAAGACACCACTAACAAGCTGCTTGCTTCATCTGATTGGATGATCGTTCGCAAATACGAGCGCAAAGTTGCTATTCCAGATGCGACAGTCACTTATCGTGCTGCCGTTCTTGCTGAATGTGACCGATTGTTGGCTGCAATCGCTGGCGCTGCTGATGTTGACGCATTGGTTGCTGTCTTGGCTGCTCAAGTCTGGCCCGAGGTGAACTGATGGACTACCAAGTTCTTTTCAACGGAGCCGTTGCAATAGCTGCCTTCTTTGGCGGCTGGACATTGAATAGCATCACCAAGGCAATCGAGCGCTTGGATTCAGACGTTCGTGCGATGCCGCATGACTACGTTGGGAAAAACGACTACAAAGAAGATTTGCGTGAGGTGAAAGACCTTTGCAGACAAATCTTTGACAAACTAGACGGCAAAGCCGATAAATAAGGAATCGACATGGCTGCGGCAACTCACAACTTCTTGATTGAGCAAGGCACAACATTCACTAAATCTTTCATTTGGAAAGATAGTGCTGGAGATGTGATTAACTTGACAGGCTTTACTGCAAGGATGCAGTTCCGTCAAAACGTCTCGTCTTCATCTATTTTGCTTTCTGCTACGACTGAAAACAGCAAAATTGTTATTACTGGCGCAGAAGGCAAAGTGACAATCAATTTGTCGGCTTCAGACACTGCTGCATTGACTTTTAGCACTGCTGTTTATGACCTAGAATTGATTTCATCTGCTTCAGAAGTTACGCGCCTAGTGGGTGGAACGGTAACTCTTTCATTGGAAGTTACGCGATGAGTGATTCAATAATTATCGAACAAACTGTAAATAATACGGTTGAAATTAGCACAGATGCAGCATTGCAAAGTGTTGAAATTGTCACATCAAGTGATTCGATAATTATTGAACAAACAACAAACAATGCTGTTGAGGTTATAAGCGATACAACATTAGGAACGCTTGAAGTTTTAGCCCAAGGGCCAAGAGGCGCTACTGGCGCGACAGGAGCCACTGGAGCGACAGGCGCGACAGGTGCAACTGGTGCTAAAGGAGACACTGGAGACGCTGGCCCTGCTGGTCAAGGTATTGCTGTTGGTGGTTCAACTGGTCAAATGCTTGTTAAGGCAAGCGCAACAGATTATGACACCTCATGGGCAACACCTTTTAACGCTGCAAGCCCTTCTGCTATCGGCTCCACAACCCCTGCTGCTGGTACGTTTACTACGCTTACAGCTACTGGTCAGACATCTTTGGGTGGTGCTGCTGGTAGTGAGTCTTTACGTGTTCTTACGCCTTCTGTGGTTGGCGCACGTTTAGAAATTCAATCATTTTCAGGAAGCACTCAACTTTCTGGAGAAGCGTCTTCAGGTGTGGTTGATGTTGTTTTAAACTCCCGTAGTTCTGGTTCTGTTCGTTTTAGAACGGCTGGAGGCACAGAACAAGCCCGTGTCTCCCACACAGCCTCCGCAGTCAACTATGTTCAAGTGACGGGTGGCAGTACAGGCAACTATCCATCTATTGTTGGAACTGGAAGTGACGCATCGGTTGGTTTACAGTTAGCTGGAAAAGGCGGAACGATTGACTTTAGAAATAACGGTGTTGGTACTGCCGTACAGTTTAGTGTCGCGTTTACATCGTCTTCTGTAAATTACTTATCTGCAACAGGCTCAGGTGTCTCTGGAAATGCTCCTCGCTTATACGCTTTAGGTAGTGATACAAACATTCCGTTGCTGTTCCAAAGCAAAGGCACAGGAGCCATTGACCTAGCTGCTGGTAGCAAAGGAGTGAACATCTCCAATGGTGGGACTGTTACTGCTATTACTAGGACTGCTAACGGTTCAGGGTACACATCTGTTCCAACAGTTGCGCTTACCGCGCCTACTACGGCTGGGGGCGTTCAGGCTACTGTAACTTGTACTGTTGGTGTTAGCACTTTTGCTGTTTCCGCAGGAGGTACTGGCTATACCGTTGGTAATGTATTAACAGTTGTAGGTGGTACAGGAACGGCAGCAACTTTTACAGTGGCTACGCTTTCTGGTTCTGCTGTTGCTACGGTTACATCAACAAACGCAGGCTCTTATTCTGTTGTACCTAGTAATCCTGTTTCAACAACTGGAGACTCAGGCACAGGTTGCACGATAAACATCACTGGTTACTCAGTAACTTCTGGTGGTTTCACCATCACCAACGCAGGTTCAGGCTACGTAGAACAACCCACAGTGAGTTTCTCAGGTGGTGGTGGCTCTGGTGCTGCTGCTTATGCTACTGTTGGGTCAAATGCGATTGTAAAAGGTATTGGGGCTACGATGTCCTTTTACGCTCCAAACGGTGAAGCATTTAGGATTGCAGATGGTGCATCAACGTCTGCTTTTTATTGGCAAGCAATAGGTACATCTGCTCAGGGTATTTTGAGAAGTTCAGGAGCTTCTGCTCAAGGCCTAATTCAAACAGGTGGGACAGGTAGTTTATTTCTTCAAACAAACGCAGGTGTAACTCAAGCAGTTGTAGCCCACACAGCCTCTGCTGTGAACTACGTACAGGTTACTGGGGCGGCTACTACAGCAAACCCTGTTATTTCTGCTCAAGGTTCAGATACAAATGCAAGTCTTTGGTTGTTAGGTAAGGGCGGTGGTCAAGTTGTTTCTAGAAGTTGGTTTCAAGCAGCACAGGCATCTGCAAATTATTGGCAAATGGCGGGTGCAAATGCTGGCTCTGCCCCTGCGATTTCAGTTCTTGGCTCAGACACAAACATTGACCTAACCCTGACACCAAAGGGAACAGGTAACGTCAAATTCGGTACTTACACAGCATCTATGGCTTTGACCGTTCAAGGCTACATCGAAATTAAGGACAGTGGTGGTACTGTTCGTAAACTAGCGGTTATCGCTTAATGGAACAAGCCTACGTTTATATGTGGAAAGAGATTGCTACTGAAAAGTGGTATATCGGTTCACGTACACGCAAAGGCTGTCATCCTGATGATGGGTATATCTGTTCAAGCAAGACTGTAAAGCCTTTGATTAAAGCTAATCCTGAAGGCTGGACAAGGAAGATTCTGTTTGTTGGCGATCCTTTTAAAGCTTTTAAAATTGAATGTTTTGTTTTGAAAGAAATGAGAGCAAGACAATCAGAGATGAGTTACAACCTGCACAATCAAGACATGAACTTTCATGGGATTCGCAAGGTTCAAACAGAAGAGAACAAACAACGATTGAGTGCTTTACTAAAAGGAAGAACAAGTCCTAATAAAGGCAATGTTTGTCCTAAAGTTGGTATTTCAAATAAGAAGAGAACTGGCTTAAAACGACCTGACCATAGTGCTTGGATGACGGGCAGAACATGGAAATGCGTTGAAAGAACTTGTCCTCATTGTGGGATAAATGGCCGAGGCGGTAACATGGTGCGTTACCATTTCGATAACTGTAAACAAAGAGGTATATAAAATGGCGCTTATTAAAGCAATTCCTAGTGATTTTGGTGTAGATTGTCTGTATTGGAACATCGGAGCAGTACAAGAAGACTTCAAAGGCCAAGGCACTGAAGTAACCTTCTACGGCTACGCATCTCAAGAAGCCCGTGAAGCAGGTAAGCAACCTTTGTCGGCTGGTAAAGTGCAAATCTCTGGTGATGAATACGTTGCTGGTGCTGACCGCGCTGCTCTTTACGCAATCATCAAGCAAAAGCCTGAGTTTGACGGCGCTACTGACGCTTAAAGGATAAAAAATGCCATTCAGATTTGATGAACACCAGAAAACAAGTCCGTTGGTGGACTTTGCGCGGGGTCATTATCTGAATGTAACTCCGCTTCACATTTTTGGCTTCAACAGAACCATTGGAACAACGTTTGAGACGATTTTCAATGATGGTGGTGGTCTATACACCTTCCCATCATCTGCGCTCGTTCTAAGCCTTGTTTCAAGCACGACAGACACTTGCGTTATCTG